CAACTCAAACCAAGGTGGAGGCGATCGAGCAATTTATCCACACTGGAACATGGAAGAAGGTCAATCGGCCACACTACGCTTCCTACCTGACGGTAACACAAAAAACACATTTTTCTGGGTCGAACGAGCAATGATCCGATTGCCATTCAACGGCGTCAAAGGAGAGATGGAATCAAAACAAGTATTTGTACAAGTACCCTGCGTGGAAATGTGGGGAGACGCCTGCCCGGTACTGGCAGAAGTTCGTACTTGGTTCAAGGACAAGAGCCTTGAAGATATGGGTCGTAAGTACTGGAAGAAACGTTCATACCTGTTCCAAGGGTTTGTGCGTGAGAATCCCATCTCCGAAGACAAAACTCCGGACAATCCCATCCGTAAGTTCATCATTGGACCTCAGTTGTTTACTCTAATCAAGGGTGCATTGATGGATCCTGAGTTGGAAGAATTGCCAACTGACTTGATGCGCGGCCTGGACTTCCGTATTACCAAGACACAAAAAGGTGGCTTTGCTGATTACAACAGCTCTAAATGGGCTAGAAAAGAGTCAGCACTCACAGAAGCTGAACAGGCTGCAATTGAAACTCACGGCTTGTATGACTTGAGTACATTCTTGCCCAAGCGCCCTGGCGATGTTGAGCTGAAGGTGATCAAAGAGATGTTTGAAGCATCAGTAGATGGACAGCCATACGACACCGAGCGTTGGGGTCAATACTTCCGTCCTGCTGGCGTGGCTGCACCTGGTGGTGCCGCTGCTGGTGATGCAGAAGATACTCCAGCACCTGTTGCTAAGCCTGCACTGAAAATTGCTACTCCGGCAGCACCTGCGGCTGAAGATGCATTTGATGAAGAGCCAGCACCTGCGGCCGCACCTGTGGCCAAAGCCATACCAAGTGGTAATGCCCAAGACATCTTGGCCATGATCCGCGCTCGTCAAAACAAGCCATAAACAAAGTTGACCCGGAAACGGGTCAACTTTTTAACTGTTATGAGTTATGGTTTAGTGTTTGACAACACAGGTGATGTTATTCCGTTTGACCCAGTAAATCAAGATCTACTGGATTTTTATATTGACCAGTTGAATCAGCAAACTCTCAATAAGTTTTCTTCAACAAATCCGTACTTAGGACAAACTATTCACAATCAACTTGAGTTGTTCAAATCATGCATTCAGCAAATTAACGAATGGATATACGATTTAGCAGATATCAAATTTGAAGTACATGATGTTGAGAATTATCTTGATCAGTCAGTTCTAAATCAAGTGCATGCTGAGTGGGTAAAGTCTCATTCAATAGTGTATGACATACAGAAAAAAAGAAAACAGTTTAATTTTTCTGGACTAGCGGAAAGCATACACGATATGTTTCCAGATGACATACAGACTCCTTTGCTGAGTGTGGTACTAGCCAAGATTGGAAAATTGAATTCTTACAATCTGTTAAATGTTCCACATGTTCATAATTTAGAAGAATCGTTCAAAAAAATTAGATATCAAACAGGTACTGGCTGGACCGTGATTGCAGATAACATCTTTCCAAGAACCCGGGCAACCAATGACATAGCAAATTTGAGTCTTTCATTCAATCATCTGGGCAGAACATTGTACAATAAATTTGTATACTTTGATCAAAGACTAGAATATGACGATGAGAATTCGTATGATGAATTACTAGGGTTTGTGACATTGAGTTTACAACCATCACAAACAATCAACTACAGTGCTGAATACCTAAGTTGGTGCAACACACATAACAAAGAACCAATTGGCGATTTTTTAAACATTGGTAATATACCAAATCTCTATGAGAATCTCACAAAATATCGTAAAATAGTTTTTAAAAATCTGTTAGCAAATAACAGATTTGCAATTCACAAAACATAAGGAAACACCATGGGCAAACCATTTGACGTAAGCAAGTTCCGTAAGGAAATCACCAAGAGCATTGACGGACTGTCAATTGGCTTTAACGATCCAACAGACTGGATTTCAACAGGCAACTACGCACTGAACTATCTGATATCAGGCGACTTCAATCGTGGCATTCCGCTGGGCAAAGTAACTGTGTTTGCTGGAGATTCTGGCGCAGGTAAATCATACATCTGTTCAGGCAACATTATCAAGAACGCACAAGAGCAAGGTATCTTTGTGGTGTTGATCGACAGTGAAAACGCACTAGATGAAGATTGGCTCAAAGCACTTGGTGTTGACACTAGCGAAAGCAAACTACTCAAACTGAGTATGGCCATGATTGATGATGTGGCCAAAACAATCTCTACATTCATGAGTGACTATAAGGCCTTGCCCGATGGCGAGCGTCCCAAGGTCATGTTTGTGATTGACTCATTGGGCATGTTGTTAACACCCACTGATGTGAACCAGTTTGATGCAGGCGAAATGAAGGGTGATCTAGGACGTAAACCCAAAGCTCTCACCGCCTTGGTGCGTAATTGTGTGAACATGTTTGGTTCATACAATGTAGGGTTGGTTTGTACTAATCACACATACGCATCACAGGATATGTTTGACCCAGATGATAAAATCAGCGGCGGTCAAGGTTTCATTTACGCCAGCTCAATTGTTGTGGCCATGAAGAAGATGAAGCTGAAAGAGGACGAGGACGGCAACAAGATCACTGATGTCATGGGCATCCGTGCCGGTTGTAAAGTTATGAAAACACGCTATGCCAAACCCTTCGAAGGCGTGCAAGTCAAGATTCCTTACACAACAGGTATGAGTCCATACTCAGGGTTGACCGACTTGATTGAGAAAAAAGGCCTACTCAAGAAAGAAGGCAACAGTCTGGTGTTTACCACAACAGAAGGCGAAATCATCAAGAAGTTCCGCAAAGGTTGGGAACGTAATGATGATAACTGTCTTGACACTGTGATGAAAGACTTTGCAAATATCAAGGAAGAGGTAAGTACCGTTGAGGAGGACGCAGAATGAGCGAAGCAATAGCAGCAGAAATTTGGGGTGAACTCAAGCGTTTTGTAAACACAGTCGATCGCCAAGAGGCAGCAGAGACTGTGGTTCAAATTCTAATGGACAATGACAGCGACGTTGAGGATATTCGCGGCGCATTCAAAGGCGACAGTGATATCAAACGAGCACTTACAGCATATCTTGACAACGACAAAGACTACACTGAAGACGAAGAAGAGGATCCTGAAGAAGAGGATTATAACGAAGACGACTGGGAAAATTAATGTCTAAAATTTTTGAAATTCGGGACTATTATTGCTCCATGAAATTCAAATTTTTGAAGATTGATCTGGAGTCAAAAACTACTTATAATTGTCATGCAGCTAGACCACACCCAGTTGAATTTGAATGGTTAAAAAATAATACCGGCAGGCTGTTTAACACTGATATCAATATTGCTGAACGGCAAATGATGTTAGAAAATAAACGCAACTCAAGTTGCGAACAAAATTGTTGGCCGGCCGAGGACCGCGGCGCACAAAGTCCAAGACAATATCAACTGGGCTCAGACCGTACTCACACAGCAATTGATACTGATCCAGAAATTATTGATTTAACAATTGGTGCCGATTGTAATCTTACTTGTAGCTACTGTTGCAAAGAATATTCAACTGCGTGGCGGCGCGATGTTGTGATCAATGGGGACTATGCAAATGATGTTAGATATCAAGCTACTAACAAAGATCGTTTGTTGTTGAAAATTAGTCAGCCAGAATTAAAGTACAGCACACATTATCAAGCCTTATTGAAAGAGATTGAGCTAGCAGCTCCTGCGCTAAAAACTTTGGTAATCACAGGTGGAGAACCATTGCTAGATAACTTTCTATTTGATACCTTAGCAAATCTGAAAATGTCAGATCAGTCAGTAATTGAAATATACACCGGGCTCGGTGTAGGCTCATCAAGATTTGCTAACATAGTACAAAAACTCAAGCAAATTCCAAATTTGCAAATAATAGTCAGTGCAGAAAATACTGAAAAGTTTGCAGAGTTTAATCGATATGGAATACAATGGCAAGAGTTTATGAACAAAATTAACTTACTAAAACAAAACAATATCAAAATTAAATTCCACGCCACTTTGACCAACTTAACTATTTTTGGATTTGTACAATTTTACAAACAGTTCAAAGATGAAGAAATTAAATTGACATTTGCCTATCAGCCTGACATGATGGCTGTGTATGTGTTAGACTATCACAGTAAACAACAACTCATGCAAGACTTAACATTGTTACCAGAACATTTTTCAACTCCGTTATTGAAATCCATCACACCTGATCCTAGCGAGATCCAACGCAATAACATTGGAAATTTTCTTAAAGAGTTTGTTAACAGACGCAAAGATTTAAACTTGAATATATTTCCAAACAAGTTTTTAACATGGGCAGGGCTTTCACATGTGGTATAGTCGTGTAGTGGCCGGGCTTGATGCTATTCCAGATTTTATAGCACATTATGAGCGTGAAATAACTGATGCTAAAAAAGATTGCCGTATTGCTGGCTTGGTAGAAAAGAACATCACGGCACTTCCGGGCATAACTGAGTTTAGGTACAACCAGCTTCAGGAAATTGAAGCGGTGCTGAACTATCTCAATATTCAATTGCGCAAAATACGTAGAAAGCACTTTCAAAAGTATCTGGAAGGCTATGCTCGTGCGCTTACGTCACGTGATGCTGAAAAGTATGTGGATGGCGAAGATGAAGTGATTGATTATGAAACCATAATTAACGAAGTAGCATACTTGCGCAATCGTTGGTTAGGCATCATGAAGGGCTTGGATACCAAACAGTGGCAAATGGGGCACGTCGTACGGCTAAGAACTGCTG